AAGATTCTGATTTATATGAATTTTGGGAGTCTTTAGAAGAGTCTTTATCATATATTAATATGACCTTAGCTGATGCAGAAAAGCAATTAGTACATGGGTCTATTTTATCTATGCAAAAAAGTTTTCTTGATATTTTATTAAACCCTGATGGAGCATCAAGAGTTAATAAAAGAGTACAATTAAGTAGTTGGCTTAAACAAGGATTAAAATCTCAGTTTGAGTCAGCGAGAGTAGATAAAGATTCAAATGATTTTGATGAAATAAATAAGAGTCAATTTAAGTCTACTGAGAGTGAAGTAGAAAAAGTCATTAGATTAACTATACTTAAAGTACAAAGAGAAACAGGATTTAAAGGGGAAGATGTTGTTAACTTAGATGTGCCTTTATCTAATGAAGCAGAACTTTACAAAGTCTTGGCAAAAGAACTTGGAAGTCCTGATACTGCACAAGGGTTAAAAGCTATTATCCCTTTTCCTAATCCTAATAATAAAAACATTTATGTTAAGGATTTAATTAAAATGTTTGCTGAAGGAGAAGTTGCCAAAACACAAACTTCTAATCTTCCAGTTCTTGTAAGAGCTTATCTTGAAATGACTGCTGAATACAAGGCTCAAAGAGATTCTCAACCTACTTTAGAAATTGTAAAAGAATTTTATGATGAAATAAAAAGAGAAGGTACTAATAGGTCTTTTAAAAATTGGGCTATTAATAAAATGAGAAGCAATAAAGAGAAAAAAGAAATTGGTAGTGATAGGGTTAATGCTAAAATAAGAATGGACAATTGGTATAATAAAAATATCAAAGGTCTTTCTGATGTAAGCACTGCAGGATTTGTAACTGTAACTTATACTGACTATGAGAAAGATTTAATTAAAGAGTTAAATTATAAATTACAAAATGCTAATTTAACTGAGGCAGAAAAGGAAGAAATTCATGCAGAAATCGAAATCATTGGTAAAAATATTACTCTTACCAATGTATATAATGCAATAATTAATTCTTTTGCAATCTTTAAAGGTCTTGCATACTCTTTGAAAAGTACTATTACAAACAGATTTCAAGGATTTACACAAGGAATGGTTCATGCAGGAAGATATTATAGTGAAGAAAATTTTTATAAGGCTAATGGTTTTGTTTTTTACAGAGGACTCTCTAAACTTCCTGGTAATAGTTCTTATAAAGAAGAAGTGAAAAAAGTAAAATTACTTGTCAATTTACTTAATATTATTCAAGATGCTACTAATGAAATGGACAGAGCAAGAAGGAGTTCTGGAGTTTCTTCAGGTGTAAGACAAGTTATTTCTCCTTATTATGCCACTGAATATGTAGAGTGGAATAATCAAGTTCCACAAATTTTGGCGATGTTGGGGGACAAAACTATTAAAGATGTTAATGGAATAGAATATCCTATTTTTGATGGGACAGGGTTGCCTGCTTATGAAATTAAAGATGGTAAACTTAAACTAAAACCTGAATTTGCAGATTTAGAAAATGAACACACTAAAGATAACCTTTCTACTTGGGAGAATGTTTCTAGTAAAGAAGCAGGAGCTATTAAACTTTATATGAGTGAAGTTATCTCAATTGCTAATGGGGATTACTCTAAATCTGGAGTTACTTTAATAAAAAAATATGCAGTTGGTAAAACAGTAATGTTATTTAAAAGTTGGTTGCCAAATTATGTTTGGGCTAGAATTGCCTATAAACAAGACAATTTAATACTAGGTAAAAAAGGAATAAATGGTATATACACTTCTCATAGAACTAGTACTGCTCTTGTAACAGCAGGTACATTAGGTTTTCTTGCTGCAGGACCTGTGGGTACACTTATTGCAGGGGCTGCTGCTATAGGAGTTAGTAGATTTATAGCCAAAAAGATGGATAGAGAAACAGGTGGATTATTCTCTGACTTACTTGCAGTAAAAGAAATGTCAATTTTTGCTAGAGCTATTGTACAAAAAATGATAGCTTTACCTGTAAATGGTTTTTCAGGAAAACAACGAATTGGTAGTGCTGATTTAAGTAGTATTGCTGTTAGTAAGGAAGATGAACAAAATTTACAAAGTATTGTGGGAGAAATTTCTATTTTACTTACTCTTGTTTTATTTAAAATATTGTGGAAATCTGCACTTGGTGGAGGAGATGATGATGAACCTAAAACATTTGGAAATGGACAACCTAATCCATATTATACTAATAATGCTAGAACTGAAAAAGAAAAAACAATGTATTTTATTCTTGAAAATCAAATATCAGGAATGATAAATGAACTTGAATCTTTTCAAAATCCTATTTCTTTTACTGTTGATACTTATAATTCTAATATTGCAATAAAGACTTTTACAAATATTGTTAAATTACCAGCAACTCTAGCTGGTATATTTAATGGTACTGATACTATTAAATCAGGTGTAACTGCAGGTCAAAGCAAAGCAGGTAATTTAGGAAAGGATTTATTTTTACCTTCTTTTGTTAAACAATTAGGCTTTGAAAAATCTGCTCAAAGAGATTTTAATAGTACAGAGTACATAGATACAATGTTTGATACAGATTATAAAACAGAAAGAAGTGAAATTAAAGGACAAAGAACAGAATACAAACTTGAACAAATTGAAAATCTAAAAGAAGATTATAATTATGATAATTTATCTGCAGAAGAGCAAAAACTTACTTTAGATATAATAGAAAAACAAGTTAATCAGGGGATAGAAGTTGAGCACCCTTACCCAGCTAGATTTTCTTATGATGAAAATCAAAAGAAACAATAAAATGGTAGCCTAAATTTTTTGATAAGCCAAACCTCAATTAAGAGATTTGGCTTATTTTTTTAAAATTGTACACTATGTTCTAACACAGCAATTGTTGCATTCTTTCCTTTACTTTTAAGTAGTGTAAAAAGGATATTACTTATTTTTACTACTTTGTCTCTGCAGGTTGGTAAACCATTGATAATCTTTATTATAAAGATTTCTCCTAAATTTGCTCTCATAATCTTTTACTTATTAAATAATAGTTGTTATATTTGTGTTCAAGTTTGTGGTAAAACTTTCATTTTAATTATTTTTGAACGATTAATTAACAATAACCTCCTATTAATTTTAGGAGGTTATTCTTTTTTATGGAAAATAGTGCCATAATTTTTCTGAAAAGTCTTCAGCTTTTTTATCTAAAGTCTCTACTAAAGGAAGCCCTTCTATTGTTTCTCTTCTAACCATTAGGTATTTAGCTAAAACTAAACATCTATTAAGGTGTACTAAAACAAGTTCTCTTTTGCTAACAGTTCCTTTTACATAAGCTGTAGTTTCTACAGGATAAAGATACACTTCTAAATTCCATAATTCTTCAAAATGAATCCTAACACTAGAAGTAACAGTAAATTTTTTTTTACCAGACTTTTCTATATACTCAAAAGTAGTATGGTCAGGAAAAATAGGCATTAATTTAATCCTAGCTTTCTCTTCTTTTACGATTTTTTCTGTAGACATCTTTTCTAAGTTTTTGATTCTCTATTATTTGTTCCATGTGGTCTTTATAATAAGCAGCATTATACTTCTTAAGACAACTTTTACAAGTTCCTATCACTGATGGCACTGGATTACTAGAATCATTAAATTCTTTAATATCTTTTTTCTCAAGACATTTTATACAAAGCTTTTTCATCCTTTTAGTCTTTCTTTTACTTTTTGTAAATACTCAATTGCTTTATCAATGTCATCCATATCAATATAAGCAACTTCATTTCTATGGTCATTTATTGCAATAGCTACATTAAAGCCATTATCTTTTATATATAAGCCATCACCTATATACTCTACAGGTACTAATTCTTTTGCCATTTTATGTATTTTTTAAGTTAAACACTTCTTCAAATGTTATATTGTCTAAACACCTATCTATAAATCTAAGTGTACCATCTTTCTGTAACCAATACCAACCTCCCTGAGACTTCACTAAAGCATCTCTAATAGAATTAGAAGTACAAAAGGCATGTAACCTTTTAGTACTTCTAATTGTATCAGTAGGCTTAATATTTTGAGGTCCTGTACTAAGCCAAAGTTTAGTTTCCATTATCTTCTTCTTCTGTTTTTACTTAAAGTTAGCCCTTCTTGAGACATACCTTCATAAGCTTTGTTAAATTCCTCTTCAGTCATTCTTGTATCTGGAGCTATTAACTCCCCATCTGCTCCAATTACTTTTACATAATTAATGTAAAAATAATAAGGAGAAGAAACACATTTTTTATGTTCCTCCTCCCATTGTCTTTTACTTTTTCTCATTTTAACAACTTGCTATTCCAAAGAAAACATATTCTCCTGGAGCTTCATGAGGTCCCTCTTTATACTTGATTTCAGCTACAGTGGCATTTTGTATAGACCTTCTCTCAACTACAACAAAAGTTTTTCTTTTTGTTTTCTCAGTATGTATTCTTGCTACTTTTACAGCATCAGCCTTTAAAGCTGAATGTCCAAGTTCTCTATCATAGTCATAAACTACATAAACCATTTTCCAGACTCTTGTACCTTTAAGCACTTTGTCTTCAACAGTAGTTTTGACTTTGTTTTTGTTTAATACAGGCTCTCTTTGACAAATACCATAAGCATTACCTTTAGTAAGCCTATTTTCATTATCAAGTTTGTTTTGAAATTCACTTAATGATGGTAGTTTACTTTTTTTATATTCTTCAGTAAGGTCTCTAAAACCTGCTGTGGCATTAATTTCTCCAGTATAACCTTGTTGATGACCATATTCATCCTCTGCTGCATCAGAAGCTTTTTTATATGCTTCTTGCATACTATAACCAGATGCTCTGGTATAAAATCTATTTCCTCCCATCTTTAATTTCTTTAAAAATTTCTTTTTTTTTTGTCTAATTATTTCATCAATGACTCTTCTCATTCCATACCCTTCTCTTTGTTCTTTTGAGTTACCAAAGTCTATAAGTTCTTGAGCTTGTTCTGAACAGGTATCAATTATTTTCTGTATTCTATCCATTATATTATATTTTCAAGTGGATAAATTTCTTTAAAAAGTTGATGTCCTGTTTTACCATTACCAAATTCATCACTATAATAAACATTATGTAAATCTTGTAATGGTATTAGAAGGTCTTTTTTAATCTTAGCTATAGCCAAGCTAGTATGGTAAATAGCAAATTTAATCATTGCTTCTTCAATTGCTGGGCCTGCCATTTTTTCAATAGCATCTTTTTGCATTCCCTCTTTAGATACTTTACCTAAAGCTTTGTGGTCAGATAATGTATGTCTAAAGACATCAATTGCTCTGAGTTTTATTTCTTTGCTCATAATCCTATTTTTTTTAAAATTAAAATGTCATTATCATCATAACTATAACAATCTGGGCAATAATGATTATCCCCTTCTTTAATATAATAAGCTTCCATTGCAATATCTTGAGCTGTATTAATATCATTCCAACAAGAATACATAGTATTTTCATCTGCACTTTTTTTACAATTATCACAAACAACTGTAAACATTTGAACTTTTTCTATTGACATATAATTAGTCCTTTAAATCACTAGGAGGAAACTCTTTTACTTGTTCCCACATAGTATGAATTACTTTTGTTACTACTCCTTGAGCAATTCTGTCTCCAAGGGTAACTCTACATAAAAAAGGAGTATTGTTGATTAAAACAACAGTTATTTCTCCTTTGTAAGCTGCTGAAATTGTTCCAGGAGAATTAGCAACTAAAAGTCCTTTCTTCAAGGCATTTCCTGCTCTATCTCTGATTTGAATTTCATATCCTTGTGGAACATCTGCTGTAATCCCTGTACCAATTAAGACTCTTTCAAAACCTCTTAAAGTAAGATAACCTTCTTCAAGAGATTTTTGAAGTTTGCTATCTAATTGTACTTCTTTGTTTCCTTTAAATAGTTTTTTAAAGCTTTTAGCCATCAAGTCAAAACCTGAAACTAAATTATTTTCATAAAGAGGGACAAAAACTCCCTCTTCAGTTTTTATTTGCATTTTAATCATCTTTTGATGTTTTACAGTTTAATAATATGTCAAAATACTCATCATAATAAGCATTAAACAATTCTTGTGCTTGTTCTGTGTATGTAGAATTTCCTTCTTCATCAAATATATAAATAAGAGTTTGGTCATCAAGTTCTTTATTTACATCTCTTTCAGCTAATTCAGCTGCAGCTTCTACAATATTAATTTCTAAGTTCATACTATACAGGGTATTATCTCCTCTAATGAGAGGAAAATTTGTTTTTCAAATCCTTGTTGTTTAAAGAAAAGAAATTGTCCTTTCTTTCTAATTAATTCAAGTGGAATTAAGTAGTGAATATCATCTACTACTAATCTTATAGTCTTAAAGATTGTTGCAGTTTTTAATAATTGAAAATTAAATCCATAAGAATTTGATTTTCTATGAAGATGTTTTGAGGAGTCTCTAAACATTACAATAATCTGATTCTCTTCATCAATAGTGCCTAGTTTTCTAGGATATGCCTCAGATTCTAATTGTAAAAAAATGTTATCTTTTCTTCTATATAATTTATTACCATGTTCATCTTGTATCATACTTTTGTTCTTTTATTTATACAAAAAAAGGGGAGACTTTCATCTCCCCTTATAGTTATCTGAAATTAGGTAGCCTTGGTTGAGGTTGATTTTGTTCTACAATGTCCACAAGGGTACATTCAGTGGTCAATATCATTCCTGCAATAGAACTTGCATTTTCAAGTGCAATTCTGGTTACTTTTACAGGGTCAATAATACCAGCTTTAAACATGTCTTTTACATATTTATTTTCTTTGGCATCATACCCTGAATTAGTAGGACCTTCTAATACTTTATTAAGTACAACTTCTCCATTAACTCCTGCATTTTCTGCTATTTGTTTAAGAGGTGCTTCACAAGCTTTTAAAATTATTTTTACACCTGCTTTTTGAGCATCATTGCAATCAAGACTTATTCCTTGTGTAGCTTGAATTAATGCTACCCCCCCACCACAGACAATTCCTTCTTGTAAAGCAGCTTTTGTTGCATTAAGAGCATCTTTGATTCTCTCTCTTTTTTCCTTTGCTTCAACTTCAGTAGGAGCACCTACATAGATAACACCAACACCATTTTTAAGTTTGGCAATTCTTTTATCATACTGCTCTTTTTCATAATCATTTTCAGCTGTAACTTTTTGAGCTTCAATTTCTTTGATTCTAAAATCAAGCATTTCTTTAGTTCCACCACCACCAACTAAGGTAGTTTTATGATAGTCTATTTTAACAGACTCACAATATCCTAAATCAGTTTTTGTAGTTTTGGATAAAAATCTATTCAATTGCTTGCTTCTGATAGTTCCTCCTACTACTATTGAGATATCTTCAAGATAATCTTTTTTTCTTTCTCCAAAGCCTGGGCTTTTAACTATTGCAATGGCAGCTTGAGCTTCCATTTTATTAATAATTAAAGTTCTAACTACTTCAGGGTCAAAATCTTTAGCAATGATAAGTAAAGCTTTTCCTTGACCAATAGAATGTTCTAAAGCAGACATAATCTGCTCCATTTTTTCAATTTTTTCCTCTGCAACAAGAATGCACACATCCTTTAAATGGACTTCTCCATCAGGTGTATTTACAAAATAAGGAGAAAAATAACCACTATCAAATTCCATACCTTCAGCTAAATCTACATAAGTAGAAGTTGTGGTAGATTCTTCAATAGAAATCACACCCTCTTTGCCTACTTTAGAATAAGCCTGACCAATCATTTCACCAATTTCTTCATCATTGTTGGCAGAAATCATAGCAACCTGTTGCATTTCTGCCCCTTCAGTTCCAATTGTATGTGCTAACTTTAAAAGGTTTTCAGTAATAGCTTTTACAGCTTTATCCATTCCTCTTTTAACTTCAATAGGATTTAATCCTACTGCAATAGCTCTAAGACCTTCTCCTACCATTACTTGGGCTAAAACAGTGGCTGTAGTAGTTCCATCTCCTGCTTTTTCATCAGTTTTTGAAGCTACACCTCTTACTAAAGCTGCACCCATATTTTCCAATCTATCTGTTAAATCAATAGATTTAGCTACTGTAACTCCATCATTAATGATTAGAGGCATTCCAAAAGGAGCATCTATCATTACATTTCTTCCTTGAGGTCCAAGTGTTACTTTAACAGCATTTGCCATTTTATCAACTCCTCTTTTGAGACCTTTTTTTGCTTTGTCGCTGTACTTGATTTCTTTTGCCATTATGCTTCTATTTTACAAATTATTGCTTCTTCCCTGCATTTTATAAAGGTAATTCCCTCTATAATAACCTCACTATGGTCATACTCTTCAAAGTAGACTAAATCCCCAATTTGAGAATTACTTACATTTGGTCCAATATGGGCAATAGTACCAACATATTCTTTAACTCCTTCTGTGAAGAAAGCCCCCTCTTTAGGGGGTCTCTCTGTTAGCAGAATGAAGTCTTTTTTTAACTTAATTTTAGACACCATACATTTTTATTTAATTGATTTATGAAAATACTCTTCTTCTTGCTTAAGGGTGAAATCTAGTTCACCTGTCCAACTTAAGTGGTCAACAGTTGTGTTGAACTCTTTATTGATAATGGCTACAAAATCTATTTGATACATTTCATCTTTTACTAAGACTTTGAGTTCTTCTTCTCTTCCTTTAAAGAATTGATTTAGAGCCTCATAATCATACATTTTACTAAATTCACTTGTTTTGAATTTAGCATAAGCCCCTTTATAATCTTTTGGTATTTGAATAGCTATCATATGTAAATGACCTAAATGCAAATCATCAAAAGCATAATCAAAACCAAAATAGTCTTGCAATTTAAGCCAATTCATTGTAGATTTAAAACTTAATCTTGATAAATTTGTATCTACCAAGATAAAAATATGTTCATTTAAGTTAATTCCTATTTCTGTTAGAGAAAAATCTCCAATTCCAATCCCTAATTTAAAGAGGTTTCTGATTTTATCTTCAAAAACCTCTCCATAAGATTTCAAACAAGGAAGTAAATACTTTTTAGTTTTATTTCTGTAAATTGTTCCTAGTTGTACCTTCATTACTCTATTAGTATTAGTCCATCACTTTCAACTGTCTCTTTGTCATACTCAAAGCCATTTTCTTGATGCCATACGTATAAAGCTAAAGCATCTATAAAACCTTTTATAGGTTTATGATGTATAAGCTCTTGACTTTTTAGGGCATATTTAGGTGTAATTCCTGTTACTAATAGAGCAGGTCTTCCAAATTTACCAAGGTTTAATTGGTTAGGGCTAAGTATAAAAGAAATAGGTTTACCAGTATTATATCTGGTTTCTCCAGTAATGGCATTAGTTTTATGTACAGTTGTTTCAACTAAAAATATAAAATCAGCTACAGAATAATTTTCATTTATATTCATATCAACTGGACAAGTTGCTTGTCCTACTCTTAATGCATAAAGAGCTTCAGTGTAGAAAGAAGCTTGAATATTATATCCTCTGCTTTTTACAGCATAAGGAAATTCAACTGTATTTGCCCCCATAGTTTTAATATCAATAGGAAAAATTATTTGTGTTTCTCTATCAATGAATACTTTATCTAATAAAGCTTTACAAAGAACTCCTCCAAAAGTAAAGTAAATAGGCACTTGATGATAAATATCAATATGAGAAGCAGATTTAAAATACTTATTAGTATATTTTCCTGTTTCCAAAGACATTACTATATTCTGTACTAGAGTTGTTTCAATAGAACTAAGAATCTGTTTACCATAAGCCAACTTAAGTTGTTCAAAGTATTCAAATCCACCTTCCATTATTTTATTTACTCTAGTCTCTTCTTTCCAATTTGGTTGATAAGCATGTACCATAATAGCTTCTAATGTATAAGCTACATATTGATGAATATCTCCTTCAGGAGCATTGTCATCAAAACAAGCACTATCAAATACTTGTTGCACAATACTCATTATGGTATCTGAAGGTTTCTTCCCTTCAAATGAAAAGAATTGTAAATCATAATTTTCTTTTCCTTGAGTAAGCCAGACATCTACTGCAGAGCCAATAACAAAATGTCCTTTCTCTTCATAGTATAACTTCTTCTCATCTCTTTCTAAATAATCAACTCCTTTAATAAGTAGTTTTAAATAGGATTGGCTCACAGAACCATCAGCAAAGTACTCTTCCACTTCTTGTGGATTGCCATATCTAATCATAATTAATCATTTTTATTAGTTTAATAAAATCTTTAAAAGTCATACTGACTATTTCATCAAATTCACTTCCTTTTTTACCTTGCCCAATATCCTTTTTGTGAATTAGAACTTTCATATTTTGTTGCTCAGGATAATGAGCAGGAAAGTTCTTTGTTAATCCTAGTTTAATCTTTTCTAGTTCTACCTCAACTTTAAGCCCTTTCTGTTTACCATGTTTAATTTGGAAACAGAAGGGGTCAGTAAAGCATAAATCTACTCCTGAAGCATCTAACAAGGCTGAAGCCTGTCTTGATGTTTTGCATTTTTCAAATCTAGGGTGCAAGTCTCTGAAAAAATTAGCATAATATCTTTCGAGAATATGCCCATTTTGTCTGTTTCTTGCACCTTGACTTCTTACTCTTCTTTCAGGTTTTTGTTCCTCTAAATTTTCTTCTTCATTAGATTCCATCTATTATTTTTTTATTAAACGAATTAAGATACTCTTGAAGTTCTGTTATATTCCTAAATTTAGGAATTGCAACATTATTTTTAAAGTATCTTTTTACTATGTCTTTAGTTATTATCACTTCCACACCTTCTTTTAAGTGCATAGGAGCAATAGTATCATAGACTTTCTTGTATACATTCTTGTACTTTGGTTTAGTAGCAAAATCAAGAGAAAACAATAAAGCATAGTTTTCAGTTTTTTCTGCATTTAAATCTTGTCCAAGATTAGGAATATGACTTGTTTTTATCCCTACCATAAATAGAATATTTGGCATGTCATTAATTAACTCATAAATACACCCTTTAAATACAAAAAGGTTATAAGTCATTGTAGCAGTTTTAAAAGCCTTTGGTAAACTGTTATTATATAATGCATTAAAAAAACGTGGATAAGTTCTATAAGGGTATCCCTCATCTCTACTATCTTCAGTTCCTTTAGGAATACCATAATTAATAACTTTCTTATTATAAACTGTCTTATTAATTTTAACAGAAAACAATGGAAAGTAATCATTGTCAATAGATAATCCTTCTCCTTGATACCATTCTAATATTGCTCCAATTGCTATAGAATTTTCTTTTAAGTATTTGAAATTATCATTTACTTGAAAATTTAAAAGTTGACTTCTCATTATGATACCATATTTAATGGTATGAAATATTCATACATAAATGGCACATCTCTTACTTTTGTTACTGCTAAGACATTGGTCATATGATTAGTAAAGAAACCAATCATTAAACTTGCTATCATAGAGGCTGAATGTGAAGTTTGTTTTAGTGTACAGTTTTCTGCCATTACTACAGAGTCATCAAATAAATGGTCTCTTTCATATTCATCAGCAGTTTCATTGGTAACACAAAAAATCTGCATCTGCTCCATAAGCAATCTTCCATCAATAAATATAGCAAAAGGATTTTCTGTATTATCTTCTCTCCATCTTTTAAACATTACTTTTCTGGCTTCCATATTATCAAAAGCAGAAAACATATAAGGAGAAGTCATCCCATTTTCATCATACTTTTCATTAAAAACCATAACATCCATATCAGAAAATTCTAATATCATTTCTCTCACAGCTTCCACTTTATCCATTCCTATATGTTTTTTACTGAATAATTGACCTCCCATATTATGAACTTCAACTGTGTCAAAGTCATAAACTAAAGGAAAATATCCTGTTCTGGCTAACAAAAATGATAGCCAACTGCCAATTCCACCTGCACCACCTATTATACAGGTGGTGGGTTCTTTAGGAAACCAAGGTGCATCCTTGAATCTTCCTCTTATTTGTATTGCATCCATTATGATAATGCTATTAATCTGTTCAACATTATATTCAGTCCACTAAGAAGATGTTCTATTACTTCATGAGTATCAAAAGATTCTTCTAGTATTTCCATTACATCTTCTGTAACTAATCTAAAGAAGTCTGTATCAATTTGTCCAAATCCATCCCAATATTGTTCAAATAAAGCTGGGTACATATTAAGAAACTTTGCAGTAAACTCAAATGTATTTACTTTGCCTGCATCTAAATCTTCTAAAGCTGATTCAGGAGTGTTGGAAATTAAAGGAGACTCGTGACCTAATCTCAAGATAAAAGCTGTAAAATCAGCTAATTTTTCTTCGTGAGACATTTTAGATACATCTCTATTAGTGATAGGAGGTGTATCAAAATCATCAAGTTTTAATTGTTTTGAATCAAACCAATCATCATCTGATATAAATTTTCTATTTGCTAGAAAAGCATCAGCTCCATTTGGTCCTGCTTCATATGGATTCTTAGCTGGAATAACATTTCCAAAAGCACTTGTATGTGTGGTAGGATAACTTTTTATACTTTTAAGCCTAGCTAGTTCTTCTTTCTCTTCTGCTTTTTGTATAATCTCTTCAAGCCTATCAGAAAAAGAATTTTCAACAAAAGGTAACTCTTCCTTTACTACAATATCACAATCAAAAGTGAACATTATTTGTTTTGTATTCTTTAGGTTTAAGTTCCAATTTTTTCCTGTTTCATCTTTACATTCATAACCTTTGACATTTCCTCTGAAAGCAACTTTAGCTACCATTTCTTCAAAGTTGTTTACAATCAATGAGAGATAATAATTATGAAACTCTGAGTTATCATTCAACTCAGACATATCTGTCCCTGAGAAGTAAGATTTCATACTATTGTGACTATGTACCATACCAATCTTCCACCCTAAACTTTGAGGATTATTCATTCTATAGTCAATAAGGTCATCATCTAAATCATATTCTGTATATGCTTTAGTTCCTTTATTCATAGGATAAATATCTTCTATAGTAAATTCAACTTTGTCAAATTGTTTAATACTGCCTTTTACAGAGTAAAATAATACTCCTGACCACTCTACTAAACTGATTTTACCACAAAGAAGTTTTATCTTATTAGATACTTCTTGTGGGATTATTAGCTTTGGACAATTGCTCAGAGATATAACATCTAAATCTCTGGGTTTTAATGGTTTGTTCAATTCTTGATTTTGCATATTCTTTTAAGTCTTTGTGAATAAAAAAAGGTTTTTCTGCATTTAATGCTCTTTCTTCTTCTGATTGATATATTACTTTAAATTCTATTAATTCTCCTTTGAAATACCAACTAATTGTATTCAATTCTTCTACTGGGTCTAATAAAGCATCAGGAAATTCAGTAGGTAAACTTCTTCTACTGTAATAATTTCCTTTTTCATCTTTGATACATAATGTATTCCTAATATCTACAGGGTATACTCCAGAAACATCTCCTTTATATTTTAGAAAGTCTTCAAATTTATTGTTATCTATAACTTTAATTTCTCCATTTTCTACTTTAAAATTGATATTCATTTCCCATAAAGGCAAATAATCATAAAACTCTTGTTGTTTATAAGAAGAAGGATGATTTATTTCAGCCCTACCTGAAACATATTTCATATAGATATGAGGTCTTCCCTCAATAGATTCCCATTGTACATACAAGTCCAATTGTAATAGAAACATCTTAAAGATGTTGGAATCATATCTGCTAGATAACATTGATAAGATTTGATTAATTTCACTAGACCCTTTACAGAAATTTCTATATGTAAAAACAGCATTTGAATCTCCTGTTTGTCCATAACTAGAAAATTTACTTGCTTCTCTTGTCTTTTTTATTTCAGTGTAAGGTCTACTGGGTAGATGACTATGTTGATATTTAGACAACACTTCTTCATCTGTTACTGTCATTCTTTTTCCTTTGAAATCATCAAAAGTTATTCCTACTCCATTGTAAGCTTGTATACTTTGCAATTTAATGTATAAATCGTGTATAGTATGCTTCATTTCTTCTGAATTACTGATTACAATTTTAGGAAAATGAATTACAAATTCAGCTTTTAATACTATTTTATCTTTAATTGCAAAGCATCTTTCAAACTGAATGTCCCATCTATTAGGAAAAACATATTGTAATTGTTCCATAATAGAAGACATATTTATTGTGATTATATCACTAAAAGCTAACCTATCTCTTAAAACTAGATTTGTAACTAAAAGAATTTTTTCTTCTGTTGTTTTACGATTTATTGCTGTTAGATATTTTTCTATTTTATCCATTTTATTTAAATTAAAAAGTCAGGATACATAATATCCTGACTTTTATATTAATTATTGGTCAATTATTTATTGAACATCTCCAAACATTCTTCTCATTTCAGCTTCCTGATTTTTAAGAATTTCTTCATCATGTCTTTTTTCTTCAGCAAGAATTTGTCTAGCTTCTTCTTCTTCTTTAGCTTTAGCTTCTGCTATTTCTTTTTCTTTTAAAAGACTCTCTACTTTAAGATTAACAGCATCTTCAAGACTTAACGCATGACTTTTCATTACATCAATTTCTTCTTTAATACTTTTAACAAAATCTTCTTCAAGAATTTCTGGAAAAACTATAGAATCTATTGCAACTAAAATTGCAGAAAAAGAACAAGCAAGAGGAGATTTAATTTCTATAACAGTATCTGTATCAGAAGCAAATACTTGCATATCTTCAACTTCTTCTTTGGATTCCTTTACAGATTCAACAACAGCTTCTACTTTTTCTACCATTTGTCTAGTAGGTTTAGGTCTACTGTTTTTAGCAGAAGTAGCTTTTTTCTTTTTAGCTGGTGCTTCAACAGGAACTAAAGTAATTCCTTTCCAAGTTGCCAATAACCCTCTAAGTTCCTCAGTCCCCTTAGTGGTATAATTCTTTCCCACATTAAAGTGAGCTTTAGCATTTTCTCCACCTGTTGCACTAAGAATAGTACAAATTTCAGCTCTAAGTTCTTTGTAACCAATAGTATTAATATCAGCACCTGCTTTAGTTTTCTTTGGCATAAGAAACAAAGTAAAACCTGTAGTTGGCAATATTGCAGCATCAGCTTCAAGAGTTAATTTAGACTCTCCAATTACTGATTTCATACCATTATAGGTAATCCCTTCTCTATTCAAATCATTTTGTAGTTGACCCCAAGTTGTGGCACTGGTTTCTACACTCTTTTCTCCCATTTGGGTAGAATAAACTTTTACAATCATCTTGATTATTTTTAAGTTATTAATTTATTTTTTCTTAGAAATTTTTGTAACTCTTCTTCCCCTTTGATTTTGTATAAATCTGAAGGGTCTGATATGTTCTCTTTTAATAGTTTTATTGGTAAACTCAGAGATATTGCTTTATTTGGATAAATAGTATTAATATATTCAGCAATTTCTGCTGAAGCCTTTATGCCAGTGTTATCATTGTCATAAAAAACTACTACTTTTTCAAAGCCTCCTACTAGATTTAGGAGATATTCTTCACAAGGTTTTTGACCTTCATTTTGAAACCATCTTACTTCTAATCCTTGATTTTTAAGTACTCTATAATCTTTATAAGATTTAGTAATTACTAATAAAGGTCCCGAAGTTATAAGAGAACTATTTCCTCCTATATCATTTTGATTACAATTTGTAACCCATTTTCCTTGCCCTACAATATCAGGGGTATAAATTTTAATTCTCTCTCCAAAATTTCCTATAATATAAGACCTTGTATTAGGTCTAATGACAACATATGTCTTGAATCTTTTTGAAAAAATTTTATACCATATTACAGGGAAGACTTCATCTTCCATTAAATTGGCTTTGGTTATACCATATCCACTCCAAAATTCTCTATCTTTAGCATTATTAAATGCTCTAGCTTTAAATGGAATATCTTTATTTACCTTTTCATTCTGGGTAATCTCTCTTTTAATACTAGGAGGTTTTATCACTGTACTTGTTGCTATGTTAGTAGCAATTATTTCCAATGATTTAAAAAAACTAACCCCATAAGTATCTTGAATAGCATTAAAACAATCTCTATGTTTTCTTTTTGTGGCTTCTGCCCAATCAATAAAATATAAAATGTCCTTATACCATTCAAAATAACAATCAGGAGTTTTATCCTCTCTGAAAGGAGATTTAATGTATTTATGTTCTTCAGGAGTAGAACCAAAGACCATTTTAAAAATATCCTCCTGAGAAATTCTCTCAAGAATATTTTCTTTAGTCAAATAAGCACTTGTTCCTTCAACATATCCATATTTTTCCATCTTTCAAAAGTATTAAGATAAGTAAAGGGAGCTAAATTAATAACTCCCTTTTAATTTAATTATATACTACCAGTTATCTCCTGATACAGCTGCACCAGTGGTTGTACTAGCACTTGCATTCATTTGAGATGCACCTGCTGATTCAGCTTCTTTCTGCATTGTAGCAAAATTAGAAGCCATAAACCAACCATTTCTTGTGAAAGGGTGTACATTTCCATCAGCATCAACATATCTTAAAGCAGTTTCTGAGTCTCCTGCATTAAGTTTTTGTTGTTTTTCCCAAGCATTTACAGGGGCTATGTGAACACATAACCATCTACCATGCTTCATATTCTTAGGAAATTCTAAGAAAGTTCTTTTGGCTTCTCCTGAAATACCCCATTGATATTGTGCAAAAGCATCTAGCTTAATTGTAGCAAAATTTGTAGGCAAAAGATGTGCAAGAATATGACAATAATGCTTAAAACTTTGAATTTGAATTGATAAAGCAGCTTTGATAGCTTCTTTAGGTACAAAACAACCAACAATATGCACTAATACTGCACTCATTTCATTTTGAGCTTGTTTAAAAGCTGGATGATTTGGGTCAGTAACTTCAATTTGTGCTTTAGTTACAGGGTCTTTTGCAAAAGCTTTACTAATAGCAAACTTTCTTGCACTTTTCTCTTTACCATCAATATTGAAAACAATATCAATAGCCTCTGCTTCAGCTCCATCTTTACCACCATTGGCAGTAAATTCAAACTTAGTTAATAACACATTCCCTGAATTTAATCCAAAGACAAAAGATGATGATTCTGGTCCTTCTGACTCATCATATCCATAACCACTACCTTGTGGTACATTTTGATTCTCACTCATAATAATTTCTTATTTTGTAAAATTAATAATTTGTTTTTAAAGAACTGAATCTGTTTCAGTTAAATCTTGCTCCCAAGGTTCTAAAACAGGTGCAGAAGCTTGTGGTTCTTGTCTTACATCATTGTCTGACACTTCTTCAGTTTCATACACTTCAATTTCTTCAACTTCTTCAACCTCATCCTCAACCACTATTGGTGCTGGTGCTGGTGTTGAAATTTGAGAAATTTCAGGTGCTTGTGTTCCTTCAACTGTATCATCAAATAATACAAAACCTGGAGCACTTTTGGTTTTTAGTCCTTTTAGGGAAGGATGCGAAAATAAATCTTTCAAGTCTTTACCTGAAAGAGCATATTTTGCTTGAATCATAGGTCTTGAAAGACCATTCTTTAAATCATTTTGTACACCACTTACTGTAAGTTGTACTTGTCTTGGGGATGTAGCTGCAGCTCCATTCTCATTTGTTCCTAAATTTGACATTTGTCTTAAATTTAAAAGATTAATAAATATTTATTCCTATTTTAGCATAGGTGCTTTACTCTCCATTATTGTAGTCATCAACAGCTTTGATAACTGCCCCTAAATCATTTAAGATGTAAAGGTCTTTGAACATTCCAACAGGTGATTTAGCTGGATATTGTCCATCAAAATTGGTTACAAAAGATTTTGTAACTTTTTTATCTTTATCATTCCAAATTTGTTTACCATATAAAACAATAGTAAATAGACCTTCAAGAGTTACCTTATTATCTAACATTTTACCAATAGTTTTAATCTTATAACTTGTTTGAAATCCATTCTCAATTTCTTCACTGTGAGTTAACACAATAAAATTGATATGTGCTGGTAATCCTATTCCTGTATTCAATACATCATAGGCATTTTTTGCTAGTTTATTAAACTTATCAAATCCTGCTTTCAATGCTTGAGCCATAAACTCATCTGCAAGAATGTATTGGTACATACATTTGTTATCTGAAAGGCTCTTTATCCTTTCATTCTATACTTTCATATTCCCATTTAAAATTGTAGGCTGTTTTTCTTTTCTTTTTACAACAAGCATGTATATTTTTTATAGTTGATTTATAAACACCATCCACATTAATATATTTTGCTGCTTCAAAAAAAGAAGTCCATTTTTTAACAAAAATACCCTCTTTAGTAAATTGTATTATAGGAGTTGCAGTAGTTTTTCTTTTAGCATTTCCAGCATTTAAAATCCAAGATTCTGTTTTAGGTCTTGAATTTAATCTACTTATATTTGCTTTAGCTTCTTCTGTATGTCTATATCCTAAACATCCTGTTCCTCCTAAATTACCTTCTCCACCATCAGATAGGTTTGTTAAATTATACCCCCAACTTTTAAATTGTGAAATCCAGTATTGTTCCCAAAAAATCCAATTAGATTCTTCAACAATATCTAAAATTTCAATTTTTGGTCTAAGTTCTTGTTTTTTTAGTGAAACAATCCAATTTCTTTTATGATTAGTTTCTCTTGCAAGTTTATACTCAGAACAATGGTCATACCATCTATCTATTAATTTTCTGGTTGTTTGTCCTATATATCTGATTTCTCCTGTTTTAGGGTCAGATAAGGTGTAAATATTTACCATAGTTATTGTATTTTTATTTTATAAAAATACAATTTTTTAGATGATAACCATAATATATGGGTAATTTTATTTTGTAATTATTTGTATAGTTCAGACTATCTCTTTATAAGCCTTTAAATGTTGGTACACATAAGCCTATATCCCGCACTCTTGGTAATTCATTCTCCTCAACACCACTTGTTAGGACAGTATTTACTAGTCGTTGTTCCTTATACATATTTCTATATATCTTGGATAAGGGTTATCTTTTACTAAGACTTTCCCAGATTCACGAGATTTAATGATGACTACCGTTTAATCATCAATAACTATATTCTTGATTTCAGGTCTTTTAGCTCCAATATATTGCATCACTTTGATAATATCATAAGGATTACAAGAGTCTAAATAATTACCTTCTTTTGGTGGAGTATTTGCATCAAACTTTACAGGAATGTACATTTTTCTCCAACCTCTAAATGGTAATGGTTTCCCTTTTACATTAAAGAAAAAGGTTTCTGCTGGGTTCAATCCTATAATATCTAATTCAGGTATTGAGCCTACTGATGTGGTTTTTCCAAATCCACTTTCTGTTACTACTGCTATTGCATTTGACATAGTTAATTAATAATTTCCATACCCTGTATTTTCAATTAAGGGTATAAAAGAGTTAATATTTCCTTTCATTATGGTCTTAAAATGGACAGGACATTCAGTGTCCCTACTTTCAACTAAATGGATTGAGATGTAGTTAGGATATATCTCATCATTTGCTGTACTTTTAATCTGTAGTCCAAAATGTTTAGTTAAATTGTACTTTTCATCATTTGGATTCATCATTGTAAACACATAATCTGCCTCTTCTGAGAGATTACCTGTTTCTTTAATATCATCTCCTGTAGGATAAATAAACTCATTGTTATACTTTAATCTGGTTACATCCCCTAAGCCTCTATTAAGGTGGATAATATCTACAAATGTAAAGCCACACCAATTTCTAAATTCTACTTGATACTCAACCATCTTATCAACAAGCTGTTTCTTTTGGAAACCTCTCTCATCTTTAAGTTTTCTAATATGGTCTAGTACAATAATTGTGTACTTTTTTGGGTCATTTGGAGTCCAACTATCTCTTCTTTCCTTCTGTACTTTTAAGTCTCCTCCTTGTTCGTCTTTACCAACAATCTCCCAATATTTAACTTTGTTCCAAGTTCCTTGTTCAGTAGTATAATGTCCTATAAAATTTCTAAGCCCTGTAGGATTATCTCTATTCTGAACAAATCTAATTAGACCTGCTTTAATCTGTTTTCCTTTTTCATCATATTCTCCAAAAAGAGGTATGATTCTATCTTCATAAATCTTAAGTACAATTTTCTGATGTTCTGCTGATGGAATAATTCTTTTTCCATCATTATCAGACATTTTACCTTCAAGATATGTTGGACTTATCTCATAGACTTCATTATTCCAAGTAAAAGTTGTAATACCATAATCTCTAAACATAAAGAAAGTGATATACTTAAACTCTTTTTTAACTCTATCTATTTCAAATGAAAAATAAATCCATTCAACTGAGATACCTAAAGGATTGCCTTTCTTCAACTCATCTAAATAAAATAGAAATGGAGAGAGAACAAAAGCAAAATCTGTAAAGGTAGTTTTACCTACTTTTGGTCCAGCACCAACAACATAAATAGAAGCTTTTTGCACACCTCCTGTAACTATGTCTATATTTTTGATTCCTGTGGGTAATCCAAAGTTTAATCCTGCTAAACCATTCTTAAATTTCTCTCTAAAATTCATTATCTCATTTTACTAGTTCTACCATCTCTAATTCCTGACACTTTAATAGTTTCAAGCCATTGTTCAAGCATACTAACCTTACTAAATCCTGCTCCATCCATAATGAATTTATGAGATGATTTAAGATATTGTGGGTCATTAACAGTTTTGAAATAAGCCTGAGTTGCTGCAAAGACATCTTGAACCCTAACTTCAGGATGTTCTGCAAAGAATTTCTTCATTCTTGCATCTACAGAGGATTTAGTTCCTTTTCTTTCAGGGTTGATTTTAGCAAATCCTTCCATCCAGTCAGTTACCCAAGCAAAAGCTTCACTTTTCTCTTCTGTAAATAATGGTACTTTCCAAGTAATTTTATGGAGTGTAGTAGAATTATCTTTATATTCCCTTTCTACTATTTTTAGGGCATTAACCTGAGTCTTAGTTTTTTCATTGATGTATTGTGTATCTATATTAAAATAGATGCCTAATAAATAGAGAAGTGCAGTATCTTTATTGATATTGCACTCTCTTAAAGCTAACAATATATCAGAGTTGATTGTTACAATCTGAGACATAAATTTGTGGTATTTAATTATTAGTTGAGCCTACTAAGATACAAAAAAATCTTTATAGTTTACATAAGTAATGCAACTTTTATCCAATTCTTCTGTAGCTTTTTCTACCCAAACTTCATCTTGAGTTCCTGTTGCACATAAGATATAAATCTGTGCTCTGTGCCCTTCTCTGTATCTTACAATTCTTCCAATTCTTTGTATAAGATTAAGGGCTTTTGAATTTAACTGCACAACAAAACCAACATCTAAATCAGGTATATTCTGCCCTTCATTAAGAGCATTTACACAAGATAATCTATTGATTCTACTAGCTTTAAAATCATCAAAACTAGTATCAGTTTTCTTGCTTTTAGAATGAAAAGAGTTTTGACATAATTCTTCTGCTTGAGAAATCCCACCTGCAAAAATCAGAGTTCTTTCGTGTTGAGGTACTAAATTCTCTAGGAGGAATTTGGCAGCTTCAGTTTTAGACTTTAAATCATAAATGAATCTCATTCTAGCCAGAATTTTAAACATTGCTGTGGCTTTAACTTTAGGGTCAAGTGAAAAGATGGCTTTATTCATTACTCCTGTTAAATAATCATATTTACTTACTTCTGTTTGAAGAAAAGGTTTGTCTTTACTCCCTGAGATACAAGTCTTTTTGTTTGCTTCAAGTGGTATTTTAACTATGATTACCTCATAAGGAGATACTAATTCTAATTTTACAGCTTTGTCTAAAGACAATTCATATACAATTTCAAATCCTAAGTTATAAAGAATAAGGTTTTTATCTTCATTTTCAGGTATTGTAGCTGTTAAACCTATTGCTTTATCTATCGAATTTTGATAGAAAAATAAAGAATTACTTTCAGTAATATTATGAATTTCATCACAAATTACTAAATCAAATTCTTGTCCTTCATATTTATTTGCTGATACATAACAACATCTTTCAATGTTTGCATCCCAAATATCTATAGCATCCCATTTAGCAAATTCTTCTTTCCAATTTTCATCCCTTAACTTTTCAGTTGGGACTATGATTAGAATTTTAGCAAAGAGATTATCTAATACTATTTCTTTTGCATAATCAATGGCTACTTTAGATTTACCTGCACCTGTCGCCATTATAACAATAGCTCTACTTTTTTCTTTTGCAGCAACTAAGGCTTCCCTTTGTACTTTACTTTTTGTTTCATTTTTATTCATAGTTCTTTTTGTATTGTATTGTTATAAAAACAACCTCAGCTTTTACTTCTTGATGGTCAAACATTTTAAATATTGGGTCTCTTTTATCAGTAACTATAGCTACCACAATAAGACCTTCTTTTTCAATATCTTTCTTTATCTCTTTAGTTAAAAGAGGCTTATCTGAGCAAATAGCTGGACCAACTATTAAATTAGAAAACATAAATTATGGTATAGGATTATTACATTTAGGACAAAAAATAGTTTCCTTAGTAGCATAAACTCCATCACATTGACACCATACTCCTATTTTACCTATTGAAACTTCTAATTGAATAGGTTTTTCTATTTTAACAGTAGTAGTTGTTGATTTACTAATTAAAAGTACATCTTGAAATTCTACACACATATAGATTTCTGCTTCATTAATAGTTTTAAAAGTCTGTCCCATAGAATTATCCCAAAGAGTTAAATCTTTAGAATTACTAATTAATGCTAGTGACTTTGTTAACCCTGTTTTTGTTACACAGGAATAATTGTATTGAGTTCTTGTTATCATATCTAATGTATCTGTGAATAATTATTTCCAAATTGAATATCAACTCCCATTTCTCTATTTAGATTCATTGTAGTATTTATTTTTTGGATTACAGTTTTTAATTTTGTGTGAATTTTTGATTCTTCTCCTAGTTTTATTGGGAATACAATTTCATCGTGAAACTGTCCACACATTCTTATTCCTAATTGTCTAGCTCCTTTTACATAATTATCAAATATGAATACCCCTGTTCCTTGATTAAGAGTAGAAAATCTATCTTTATCATATCTTAAAGAATACCAAAATTTACTAACAGGATTATAAAGCCACATTTGCTTGTCAATAACTTTTACTATACAAGCTTTGGCAACTTTTTTTACAGACCAATTCTTTTGCCAATAAGCTTCAAGAAGAAATTTGCATTTATTAACTGGCATACCTGAACTTCTACTCATTGTGGGAGGTCCAACACCATAAACAGCACCATAATTTACAGTTTTGAAAGTACTTCTTTCATCTTTGATATTCTGATACTTCTTTTTTACTTCACCAATAAGAACTTCATTTTCATCAACACCTTTATACCATTCAATATCTTCAGGACTTACTCCCATTTCTCCATTAGTCATCTCATAAGCAAATTCAGCTAAATTAAGATGAGGGTCAAATCCTGGTGTATTCATTTCATTTACATAATCAGGGTCAAAGAAATACATATAATGTTGTTTAGTTCTATCTTCTAAAGAAGACATATCTGAACCACATAGTATCATTCCTTCAGGTGCTATCAAACATCCTCTAATATGTTCTCCATCTTTCCAATCTTTTTTACCTGTATATTTAGGTAAATTGACAATTACAGAATGTTTAAATCTAAGAGTATTAGTTAATCCTGATATTTTAGCTTGTAAATATCCTTTGTCATCTACATCTCTAAGAAAGCCTTTAAGCAATCCTATTCTATGCTTGATTACATAAAACATATCCAATTCCTGTAAGATAGGCTCTACATCATACAATCTCTTTACACTCCAACATAATCCTTTTCCTTGTGGCAAACTTACTTGTGGGATAGCTCTTTTAGTGTTTTTATCATACTTAAAAGTAACAGGAATCCATCCTAATTCAAATAACCAATCTTTTAATTGGTCAGTAGAACCTGGGTTTCCTCTTTCTCTACTCTTTTCAAGTTTGATAGGGTCATTGTGTTCAATAGGGTCATATCCTAATTCCATTAGAAGTTCTCTCCAATCTTCTGCTTTCTTGTTTAGAGAGCCATCTTTTTTATAAAGATTTTTAGGTTTGTTAAGAGTTCTATAACTAATTGATTCAGGCATTGCTTCAGCAAGTACTTCTGTTTTTCTTTCAAATTCTGCTTCAAATAAAGCAAGGTCAGCACTACATTTAACAGAGTCTAATCTCCATTTAACCTGTTCTTGTTCTAAAGCACATTCAGCTTTGAACATTAAATAATTGAGTAATCTTTTTCTTTCTCCTGCATTTTCATATAGCATTTTAAGATATGTCATTTGATTTTTAAAGAGTTGATAATTGATTTTTACATCTTCAACTACTCTATTTACATAAACTTCAATAGGTTGTTCAGTCCAATCAGTTACTTTAGGTTTAAGAATACCAAAGTCTTCTCCATAAAATTCTAGTCCATGTTTTAACCTATTAGGCTCTAAATACCAAGATAGAAATAAAGTATCTAATATCTTGGCATTTAGTTTTATGCCTAATATCATTTCAACTAAAGGCTTATCATAGCGATAGAAATTATGACCAATTACAGTTAAATCTTTTTGATTAAAAAATCTAATCATAGCAGGGTAATTAGTAATAGTTCCACTTTTACCTGTTGCTATGTTTAACCAACCTACAACATGGATTTTAGTAACAGTATCTAGTAATCCATCACTTTCTATATCTACTATAAACTCAGCCATATTTACACATTGTATAAAATTAATAATTCTGAAGCTCTAGTTACTGCTGTGTAGAATAATCTTTGCTTCTCTTTTTTATCTCTATTCCTGTTGGCATCTCTCACATTAATAATCACATCTTTATAGGTTGAGCCTTGAGATTTATGAATTGTAATTGCATGATTATAAGTAAAATCAGCAAACTTTTCAATATATCCATAGTATTCTGTCCATTTTATGTGCTTTTTATTTGCTAAATCTTTAAGGTCTTTGCAGATTTTCTTGTGAACTTGCAAAGAAGATTCATGTACTGCAAAAATAGAGTCATTTATGCAATAAGCATTTATTTCAAGAGAGCCTAATCCTGGTGGATGACATTTTTTAGTAACAACAATTAAGTTTTCAATTTCTATTTCCTCATTATTGTAGTATTCTCTTTTTATAGAACTATATGGGGCATTTAAAACTAAAACTTCTCCTTGTTCAATCATTGCAGGGTTAGCACCATAAATAAGATGCCTTACAGATTGATTAATAGCATCAACTTCATTATTAGTCCAAGCTAAATACTTAAGTTCATCTGTCCCATTAACTGCAGCTAATTTTTCTATTACTTTTTGTCTATCATCAGTGTATAAGAATCCATGCTTTTGTGAAGTAAGATTTAATACTTTATCCCATATTAAAGGTAAGTTTCTGCTTAAATCAATGATAGGATTTCCTTCTCCTTGTCTAATGATTTGAGTTAGTTCAACTGTAAACCAATGTTGATGAAATACAGGAGAATTTTCTTCTTTTACAGGATTGATTTGCTTTTCATCTCCTATAAATATGATTGAGAAATGATATTGTTTTAAATGACCTAACATTTCTTGATTTAACATTGATGCTTCATCAATTACTAAGAGGCTACATCCTGGAAAGGGTGGATATCTCTCACTAAATTCTTGTTCAAAGAAAACTTTACCATCAGGTTTAAATTTTCTTTTTAATTTTAAAGCTGAATGGATTGTACTAAATTCTGCATTATACTCAATATCTATTTTCTCTTTTAATACAGCTAAAGCTTTATGTGTTGGGGCAGTAATATATATTTTACCAGCTCTTTGTGCAAAATATTTTAATAGATAATTTACTAAATAAGTTTTACCTACTCCTGCACTTCCTGTCAATACAACTCTGTTTAATCCTGATTCTATAGCATCTACTAATAGTTGCATTTTTTCTTCTTGGTGTGGAGTTAATCCCATTTTAATATTTGTTAAATTATCAAAAAAAAAGCTGAAGAGTTAGGGAAATCCTAATTCTTCAGCCTAATTTTTGTCATTACAACTCTTGTCCCTCAACAAGAGAAGCACCTGACAATTCTGCAACAATTGCTGCACTTGCATAGTAATCTGATGCAACAGCATTTCTCAAATCACTATCTTCTTTTGCTACATTACTGTAGAAAATTTGACGATATTGAGGTTTGCCATTTTCATCTTTTACAATTTGACCTGCAAATTCTGATTCTGTGCCATATCTCACAATTTGAGTAGCAGCAAATTCATCCATTGTTCTTAAACCTTCATCAATAGCATAAGCTTGATTATTGGTTAAGATTGGTCTATTGCTCATTACTCTGTAAAGGCAAGACGTTGTTGGCAATTTAGCCAATACATCATCTTGGGTTGCAGCCATAGGCACATCAATCCAAGCAACTCTGTTTTCTGTGTTAGGGAATTGTTGTTCTGCAAAACCAAAATCAACTATGCTAAACGGATTGTCTTGCATATTGCTTTTGATTTGTTTTGAAGGATAGTAACTAATCGTTTTTACTACTTGTCTTAATTGACAAGACTTAGTTCCTTCTTTTTGAAAATCTCCAACATAAACTTTGTCGATTGTAACCCCAGTTTTGGTTACTTCTTTTCTTACTGCTGTTGCAGTTGCGGTAATTGCTTCCATTTTAATACTTTTTAATGGATTAATAAATAAGTGAAATGTAATAAATATGCTATGTTAAAAAGTAGATTAGTTTAGCCAATCTACAAATGCTATTTTTTATTCTTCAGAATCAAGGTCTTCTTTAAAATCAACAAAAGAATCTTCTTCTTCTTTGATATTATGTGAACTCATCATATCTTCAAGAGCATCTTTTCTTTGAACTATATGTATAATTTGTTCAGCTTCAGCTAATTTATTTCTTAAGAAATTAACTTCACTAACTTTACTTGCAACACAAAGAATAGTTTCTTCTGTTGTAAAGTTTTGATGTTTTATTACTTCTACAACATCTAAGATACTTTCTAAATCTTTTCTTGTTGATAAATCAGATAAGAAAGATTGAAGTATGTCAAATCTTTCTGAAGATATATTATAATCTTCAAGAAGTATTTGTTTGAAATATGCTTCTAATTCTTGTGTTGATAATGCTTTTAGTTCTTTAATTGGTTTTCTCATTTCTTTTTATATTGAGGTTAAAAATTCATTCATTGTATAAAACTTTTCTTTTGTGTCAGGAAAATATATTAATGTATTTACATTATGAAGATGTTCACAATGATTACATTTTAATTTTTTTTCGCAGTTAATTTCAACTATAATTGCTTTTTTCTGTAATAAAGCAAGTCTTTCTATTCTATCAAGAGTTCTATTTTTAAGATGTTCTGCATCCCATAAATATCCTGTTGCTAACATAGAAGTTAATTTAATAACATCTCCAACTTGTTGAAAAGTTCTATCAAAATTATCTTGATAATCTTTTTCTGTTTCTTTAGATACTACATTAGTTAAGTTCCCTACTTCTTTAATTAAATTAACTAAAGTCATTGCTTTAATAACTGCTTCTAATTTGTCAGTTAAAGAGAGTTTTTCAAACTCTTCGGGTGTTGGTAAGCTCATGGTTTTAAATTTATTTGGTTTTAAAATAATCCTGACTTCTCTAGTCTTTAAAACCAAGAAAATACTAGAGAAAATCAGGACATAGAAAGGTTTCCCTTGCTTAAATGTCTTTGAAATCTTTAAGAGTTTCTTGGTATTCTCTTTTTATTCTTCTTTTTTCTTTTGTTTTTGCCCTGTAATTACTAATAACAAGTGCTATAACAAAAACTACAGCAATAGCAAAACTTACGTGAATTTCTTTCATAATTCTTTTTAATTTGATTTTAACCATACATTAGAATCCTAAAACTAATGATAATTTTATTATTTACAGAGGATAATATAGTAAATACATTGTAAACACCAACAAAGTTTTCCAATTTTATTATGATATTAATAATCATAAATACAATGTTTCATTATACCTATCCAAGGTTTGTAAGAACGTGAGAATTTTTATTATGGCTAATAAAAAAGAATACACCTTAGATGAATGTTGCACAAGCTGAGAAACTTATTTATCGGTTATACCAGCAACAATCTTGACTATCTATTAAGTGAGTTGTCTCCATTACTCTCAACATAGGTGTATTTATAGGGGGAATTTTGTATTCAACCTACCCTAATAATGTATTATATTCTACGAAAAACATAAATTTCACTATTTAATCAGGCAAAGGACTCCCCTCTATTTCTTTTTCTTTTTGATATTCTAATGCTGCTTCTAAATCCTTTCTCAACATAAATTGAAGTTGTTTAACTTCTTTAGTATTTAAAGGTAATTCTCCCTGTTTTTTAAACAGTCTATAACAATTCATAATTAATGCAGATATATTATCTAAACAATTCTCTCTAGTATATCTACCAGTATTTTGTTTAGATAATACCCAATCAATCATTGTTACTTTTCCTTCCATTCCATATTTAATAGCATTTGCTTCGAGAAAATCTCTCATTAAATAGGATGCTAATTGTTGCAGAGTTTTAATTCTTGGTTTAATGGCTACTTTACCACTTTCTTCCATTCTGTAAAACTCTGCAATTTCATAGTTAAATCTAATACTAGGTTTCTTGTCCATTTTTTTCATCTTTAGAAGTTAGTTTTTCAACATATTCTAGGATTCTTCTATGTACTTCAAATACTTCTTCATCTCCTATTTCAAATCTTTGTGAAATAATATGAAGAATAGGTTTATATGAAATACTAGATTGTAATTGACAATAAAAGACAATATTATCATTAAAATAACATTTAATTCTAATAGCATCTTTAATGAAATGTACTTCTCTAATCTCTGAAATAGGATGATTAGAGAAGATTTCAACATAACCTTTAGGTATTAACCAAGCTATACATTCAGAGTATTTTCTTTTAATTGACATAATTACTCTATTTTAATGTATTGTTTGTATTCTTTACCTGTATTTTTTGATATTCTAACTATGTAGAATTTACCTCTTGCTGTTTTAAAGACAGGATAATCTGTATCTTTAATAGTTACAACATCACTAGTTTTAACACTAGGAGTACTTACTATACCAACTGATGTTGATATTAATTTACCATCTGCTCCTTTTTTATAGGTTGTTTGAGCTTGGATTGACATTCCTCCTATCAATAATAGGATAATAAACAGAATTTTCTTCATGTTTTCTTGGTTTTAAATAAAGGTTAAATAAATTACTTGTTTTACTAATTCTACTCCTGCGAGTAATATTAATCCGAATGCTATAATTGCAATAGCTTCTTCTCTATGTCTTAGATAAAACATAAAAGATTGGTGTTTAAATGTTCTCATTTTTCTTGGTTTTAAATGATTGTTTCAATTACTTTTTCTAATAAACCTAATACTGCTATCACAAATAAAATAATGATTGCAATACCAATTACTGCTTGTCTGTTTTTCCAATAATATTGGAGTTGTTGTTTGATTTTGTTCACGATTTCTTGGTTTTAAGTGAGTTAAAAAACTAATCTTTCTGGGTCTTTACCAGCTTTCTATTATTCTTATGCCTCCTCTACTTGCATCTTTTTAAATGATGTCCCCCAAGTTTCAGTCAGCAAGAGTTTTATTACTTTAGATTAGTTTAATCATAAAAGAGAGTATTACTTCATTGGGACTTTAGATATCAATACACCAAATACCATAATATTATTCTCTCTCTTTAAATTTAGCTATAGATAGCTATATATTTGACTTGTTTCTAAATGTTTTGGTTACTTTTGAGCTTATTGGCTTAGAAGATTTATATTTAATATTTGGTTTACTTTTTGTCTGTTTCAACTTAGACTTGTTTGAGGTTCTGTTTGTTCTAGGTTTACCAACTGAAGGTAATTGCATCATTCTATTGATTGCCCTATATTCTTTAGCTATTCCAGCTAATATATGCATTAATCTACTTTCCATTTCCTTGGTTTTATTAATTTATTTGATTCTCTATATTGTAGCCCTAGAGTGGGGTTTATATTTGTGGTAATGTAAAATAGTCGTTTGTTGTCGGCTTTATGTCAAAAATAAACAGTAACTTCGCCAACTCAGCACCTGAGTATCAAAGAACACCTATGTAGAGTTGTGCCCAGCACCCTCTACACTGCCAACTCTTCTAAAAGATATATAACATAGTATCTTTCTTTGGTACTTTCTTTATTCATTTTATTGTAATTAAATAACTAATAATGAATAAGTTAGATAATTACAATAAAATAAAATAGTTATTAATCTTCCCAAAAAGGTTTGTCTCCATCTAACATATTAATATGTTTATTAAAGAATAGCTTCTTAACAAGTGGTAAGGACAAAAGTATCAGGATGATTAACAACAAGACTATTACTATAAATAGTAAGGTGTTAGTTGTAATCATAATAAATGAATTTTAAAGGGTTAGGTAATTAGTGAAATTGTATTTTACCTGTTAAGATAAGACAAGCAAAAATAAAAAGAATAGTTGATATGGTATTGCCAATATATTCTCTTTTGTATTTATAGGAATAATGTTGAACTATAATTAGAAATATGATTAGGGTAATTGTAAAAGTGTTTGACATTTGGCTATGTATTTGTGAATAGTTTGTTATTTGTGAAGTGAAAATAGTGGTAAAATAGTGGGTATCTCTTCTGTTACACACTAACATTCAAGCAGTTAGCTTATTAAAATAGACAATACAGCTAAGAATTAGTGAGGGCTGTGTCCTGAGTGTAAGAAGTGAATTAATAGAGCTAAAGTGTTGAACTCTAGCCCTATAACTCCTACTTATAAGCCCCTTACAGCTTTAAGTATATCTTTAGTTGTGAACCATAATAAAGGGATAAAAAGAAATGAGGGTTTTACCCCTCATTCTCTGTATGTTACAGTGCAAATTGTTCACTTGCACCACCTGCTACATTAACTAAACAGGCATCTGCTATTCCTGTTTCTGGAATTAACATTCTCATTTCCTTGTTTTTGTCAATGTCTCCTTGGACTCTATATGTGTCCCCATTGTCTGTAGACAAAAACAATTTGTCTGTTTTAGCATTAAGCAATATGCTTATTCTACTTGTTCCCACTTGTGCTTTAAAAGCTTCTACTGTAATAAATTTCACGTCTGCCATGATTTCTTGGTTTTAAATTAATGAATATGTGACTAATAATTAGTAAGGGCTGTTTCCAAGGTGTGAACCATAATAAGGAGATGCTTTCCTTATTCCTCATACCTTATCATATATTATAGTTAGGGCTGAACCATAATGAAAGGGTTTTAAAAGAGAATGGTAACTGTGAACCATAAGAAAGGGCTTTTAAAAAAGAGAGCAACCTAAGTTGCTCCCTTGTTATTAAGTTAATTCTACTAATCTATTCTTCCAAATTATTCTGAAAGCTTCAGCTTCATTGGCTTCCTCTTTAGGGTCTATCCAATATTCATCTGTCATTGCAGAATATCTAAACCACTCAGTGAAATAATTTGCAGCTTCAGGGGAATATACATCAATAAACATTACATAATCTTCAAACATTTCTTGAGGACTTCTGTTATTAAAATAATAATCATCATTATCATTATAATACTCATTCTCAAAATCATTATCATAATGTTTGTAATTTGTATTGATTGCTATATCTTTATTTTGATAAGATATAATAATTTCATTCAATCTCATAACTTCTTGTCTAAGAGATTCATTTTCAAAGTAAAGGGCTTCAATTGTGTCCATAATAGTTGTTATTAAAGGGGAATATTTCTACTCCCCTTAATTAATAATTAAAGACTGAATTGCTCAGTTGCACCTCCACTAACATTCACAAGACAAGCATCACTGATGTTACCATCTTTGATTAGCATTTTCATCTCCAATTTAGGATTGATGTCTTGTTGCACTTTGTAACAATCTCCATTGTCTGTTGATAAGAATAACTTCTCAGTTTTCTCATTTTTCAACACTTTCACTGTACTAGTACCAATTTGAGTTTTAAACTGCTCAACAGTTATAAATTTAATAGATTCCATTTTATAAGGTTTTATGGAATTTTGCGGCAATATTGCCTAAGAACAAGTAAGGGCTGTCCCTTATAGATAGCTTATCTTACTTATACCTGATAGCCTATTGGCTATTTCGTCTAGTCTCATCAGAGGTAATGTTATAGTCTACTAGTTGACTGTATTATAGTATGATGTGTGTATATGTAGTACACACATCATATAAATTGTGTTGTATCAATCATAGATACACAACACTAAGAATGATTAGTAACCACAGTGTTGTACAGTACAACACTGCTACCAATCCCATGTCCAACCTTGGATTCCTCAAGGCATAGACCATTCTATTTATTATATTCACGGCTGAAAATTTAGTTTTGACATCACTTGGGTGGGGGGATGCCTTTCCCTAAAAATCAGTGGGGGCTGTTCTTAAGGACACATACACTTTCACAACTTTCCCAAAAAATTTTACCAAAAAAATTTTTTGATAACACTTACTGTTAATTATTTTTACTACCATAATAGGGTATGTGCCTCTTTATTGGTAGTGGTAGTTTGTTAATATTGAAACTTATGAAAATTAAATTGTTTTCTTAATGCTCATATTAATATTTTTATTAACTTTGTCTCAAGCATAACCCTAAAAGTATATAAGGAATGACACCATTAAAGAAACAGCTCACCCTGCCAGCAAAGCAGTACTATGAGAAGCACTTGGCTATAGTCAATGTGTTCTTGCCTGTTACTCTCACTCCAAAAGAGATTGAAGTACTGGCTGCATTTATGTCCCTTGAGGGGAGCATAGCCATTGATAGATTTGGCACATCAGCAAGAAAATTAGTTAGAGATGAACTAAA